GGGCTATCGAAGACCCGCGCCGGACGCATTGCACAGACGGAGATGAATGCCGCCGCCAACTGGGGGAGCCTTGAAGCGGGCAAGTCCGCAGGGATGACGCGCAAGGAATGGGTTACGGCGGGGGATAAACGTGTACGGGATCAGCACAAGCCTTTGAACGGCAGAGTAATAGGCATTGACGAAGAGTTCGACAACGGCCTTCTATATCCTTCAGAACCCGGCAAAGACAAACCGTCCGAAGTGATAGGATGCCGTTGCCAAATTGTATTCTTGCCATGACAGCCTGGTTCAATAGATTATCACCAACCTGGCAATCACTTGTCGTTATTGCCTTCGCCGTGGCCTTCGGGTTCGTTATAGCCGGGGCCGTCGCTACGGCTACCGATATCCCCGAACTTGTAGAAGAGAACCAGAAAGACATACAGCGACTTAGTACGCGAGTACAGAAGATCGAAGTGAATCAGCGGGACATACTAGAGGCGATCCAATTAGGTAACTGCCTTAACCTATCCGCAGCACGTAACACACCTTATCAAGAATGCTTGTAATGAAACGACTTTCAGCTTTTATACTTCTGTTTGCCTTCGCCTTTTCAGCCTACGGGCAGACGGGTGAAGAGCGCGATGCTGCGGGCAACGGCATACGGTCGGACTTCTACCTTGAGATCATCAAGGGCGATGTGCGCGATCATAGCCACGTTGACAAGTTCGGCGCGGCAAACGACGTAGGCACGGCATGGACCATCGTATCGTCTTCTAAGACGTATCAGACACCGACAACGGCGCAGGCGTTGGAGCTCGTATCTGCCTCTGCCGATGACTCGCTGGGCGGCTCTGGGATAAACAACCTATGCGTCGAAGGGCTCGGATCGGGATGGCAGCCCTTGACGCAATGCAAGGACACGGACGGCACAAGCGCAGTGGCCTTCGATTCAAGCATGGTGCGCCTGTTTCGTATCTACGGCGGTTCTTCGGGTTCGTATGCTACGACGGCAGGATCATCGCAGGCGGGCATTATCACGGTGCGCGGATCGGGCGGCGGCGTTACGTGGGGCACCCTGAATACGGAGTCATCGTTCGGCTTCGGGCAGTCGCTGATCGGGGCGTACACGGTCCCGCGTGGCTACACGGCTTATGTTTCGGGCTATCACGTTGACGTTGAGGGCACGAAGTCACCTGACGTTGCTTTCTTTAAGCGATGCAATGCCGATGATGCCGTGACCCCGTACACGGGCGTGATGCGATTGCAGGCACTACACCGTGGCGCAGACGAGTCGTTCGACGTAGCGCATCAGATACCCCTCGGCCCCTTCCCCGGCCCGTGTGACATCGGATTCTTCAGCAAGGTTCCTTCGGGCACGGCTGACGTATCGGTGCAGTTCGAGATCGTCTTGGTCAAAGAATGAGGGTCGGGATATACATACCGAGCAAATGGCGGGACGGTAGCGTATTTGTCGTTCACAGTTATTACCTTGATGCATTCGTAAGGCTTGACCTGAACTGATGGAATACCTGTACCGCTATACCGACAATCGCGGGGGCTTGGTCAAGATCGACCACCCGATGAAGGACGCGGCCAAGACCGAATGGCAGGGTCGCCCCGTTAAGCGCGTTATTGAAGGCGGTACGGGGTTCGTGTTGAAGGGGCCAGGATTCTATAAGAACGACTACAAGTGAAACGCCTCCTACTCATACCATTTATGGTACTACTAACGATACCATCAACGGCGCAAGACAGCACCGCCGTAGCCTTTGATTCCTGGGATATTGCCTATCATGTGTTCAGCGGCAAGGATTATCTCCGCGTCATGGACAGCCCGTATAAAGAGGCAAGGGCGATATTCGTGTATCAGACGCACTACCTACAATCGGTTCACGTATTCGACAGCGGGTGCGCGAACTACCTGCCGTCACGACGCGGCACAGATGCCGTGTTGAAGCGTTCTAGCACAAGCTGTTCGATGTACCGCTTCTACATGGATCAGATCACGGCGTACATAGATGGGAAACCCGAACGCAAAAAAGGCCCGGTGTCACTTGATGAGTGGTAAAACAAAAAAGCAAGCCTACCTAGAGTATGTGATGCGCCTTGCCCTTCGCGTCTGGGATGACGAGATAGCGGAGTTCCGCGTGATGAAGAACCGCAACGGAGTCAGCGTACTACCTACGCGGCGGGAGTTCTTTACGGAGGGAGACAAGAAATAATTTGCTTTATTGGTTCGCCGACTGTAATATGACCGTATGACAGTAGGATCATTATTCAGCGGAATCGGCGGCTTGGACCTCGGCCTTGAGTGGGCGGGGTTTGAGACAAAGTGGTTCTGTGAAATTGAGCCGTTTCCGCGCAAGGTGCTAGAGAAGCATTGGCCGGGTGTACCAATAATAGAGGATGTGCGTGATGTCACAAAAGGAAATGTTCAACCAGTCGATGTCATCGTCGGTGGATTCCCATGCCAAGACATCTCATGGGCCGGTAAGGGGCGAGGAATTGATTACGACCTATCTGGCAAGGAGGGAACCCGGTCTGGTCTTTGGTGGGAGATGTGGCGCGTCATACGCGATCTTCGACCCCGATACGTCATTGCTGAAAACGTACCAGCACTCACTCATAGAGGACTCGACATTGTACTCGGAAGCCTTGCCCAAATCGGGTATGATGCGGAGTGGCAGACTATATCAGCGGCAAGCGTGGGTGCCCCGCACATTAGAGAGCGAGTGTTCATTGTGGCCTACCCTTGCGGCATCAGATCACATGAGCCCATCTCCGGGTACGGCCATTCGGAAGTCGAATGGGCAGGATCGGGATTCGGGTGCGAAAATAGGATCTTCGATAAGGTGGGACGAAAGAATACTGAATTTGGCTCGCCGGACTTTTGGCCTTCCGGGGAATGGGATGCCCACCTCGCGACAGATGCGTGTATCTCTGACATGGGCAGAAAACCACATGGGATTCCCGACTCATTGGACACGTATGGACACAGAACTAAAGGACTCGGAAATGCCGTAGTCCCGCAGGTCGGCTATTTGGTCGGCAGAGCTGTAATGGCACACGCATTCGCGCAAGCGGATAACCGTTAACCTATAACTAGGTGCAACGGTCAAGGGGGAAGGGGTCATCGTGGGGCGGTGGCCCTTTTCTTTTGCTATTGAACATCACCGCTATTATTTCGTATATTAGCACATAGCGCAGGGCTTCACTGGGGAGTGACTCGAAAGCCGCAGGTAGGCGGTGCGCTGAATCTACCACACATTAAAAGCGAAACCTCACCAACTGAGGCCATTGTTTCCATTTGGAAGCGGTGGCCTCTTTTTGTTTATGGACCACACCGAATCAAGCCTGATGACGATCCAGGGCGGCGAACTGAAAGCCCTCGGAGATATGCGCGTAGGCGGCTGGCTTGTCAAGTTCTCCGATGCCGACAGCCCCGATCTAACGGGGGACTTCTTTACGAAGGACACGCGCTTTGGGAATACCAAGTTCAGCCCGATCCTGCTTGAGCATTCGATGGACCCTGACCTGGGTGACATTGAACTAGGCGAAGTAGAGCATAAGACGATGGACCTCGGAATCTGGGTCGAAGGCAAACTGCAAGCTCGCGGCGAATACGAATCGTTCCTTGACGGGCAGTTCGGGGATAAGGGATCAGAGAAGTTCTTGAAGGCTGTGTACGGCCTCGTAGAAGCGGGGAAGATGGGATGGTCCTCCGGCGTACCCGCGCACCGCGTAAGGCGCGAGCCTGTTAACGACGAGGCAACCGGGTCCGTCAAAGCATGGAAGATCACTAAGTGGCCTTTAGGGTTGGATGCGTCATTGACGGTGCAGCCCGCAGAGCCTACGGCGACTGCCCAGGCAATTAAATCAATACTCGCTAACGAAGAAGCTGAAGGGACAACGGCGCAGACCGAGGGTAAATCGGGCGACGTTGCGGAAGTGGATTCGGTGGCACCCGCGCAGGAAACTGCAAATGTAGAAACCGAAACCATTGGAGAAATGGAAGAAACCAAAAACACGCAGGAAACGCCGGATAACGGCCCCCTGCAAGACACGCTCAAAAGCATTGAGGCCCTTCTGACAAAACAGAACGAACGCCTCGACGCTATTGAAAACCGCGAAGAGCCGAAGCAAGAAGTCAAGGCTATCACGGAAACCAAAGCCGCCGGAATCATCACCAAGCGCGGTGATAGCATGAAGGACGCTTTTGCCCATTGGATGAAGACGGGCGACCGTAAGGCCGTTGCCGGACTCGTCACGATGAACGAACGCGGGCAGGAAGTCGTGGAAATCAAGGCGTCAAACGCCACAGATATGAACACGACCACGGCGGCCGATGGTGGCAACACCGTCACTGACGATATGCACACGGAGATCATTCGCCGTGCTGATGAGATGAGTCTAGCGACACGCGCAGGCGTTCGCCGGTTCCGCTCTTCGGCCAACGTGCTTGATATCCCGATTGACAACGAAGCCGATTCGGAGTTCGTTGCTACGACCGAAGCGAATACATTTGACCAGGATTCCCCGGCAATCGGTCAGAAGGTACTCACCAAAGTCGCCTACACGAAGTATGCCGACGTTTCATATCAGCTGCTCGAAGCATCTTCGGCAGACGTTATGGACTTCGTTATGGATCGCGTTGCTATCGGTAAAGCCAAGACGGACAACGACCTTTTGATCTCCGAAGTGGAGTCGAACGGTACGCAGTTCAAAATCTTCGCTGGCACTGCGGCTATCGCAGTGGACGAACTGGAACCGATCGCATTGAATAACACCAATGCCTGGTACGTCCAGAACCCGTCAGACGCGAAGTGGATCATGGCCCCGGCCACGCATCAGGCAATCCAGTTACTTGATGACGCGAATGATCGCCGCTACTTCGGAAACCAGCAGGGTGGCCCTCGGGAAATCCTCGGCTCCGAAGTGCTGTACTCCAACAAGGTTGACGCTATCGGCTCGGGCCTCAAGCCTGTTCTGTTCGGTAACTTCAACTACGTTGCACAGCTTGAAGACCCATCGTTGCAGTTCCTCCGTGACCCGTACACGGTCGCTGTAAGCGGTCAGGTTCGCTTGCTGTGGTACTACCGCACGGCGTTTGGTGTATTGCAGGCAGGTGCCGTAGGGTACGGTCGCAACATCACCACCTAATAGGTAAGCCCCCTGTGACCCCGTAAGGTCATGGGGGGCAACCTTTTTTTGATTATGGCAAAGTATAAGTGCATCAAGTCGCTGGCCGGGTATCGTGACGGAAAGTTCTTTTCTCACGGTCAGGGCGACGAAGTAGACCTTCCGGCGAAGGACGAGTACGTAAGAAAGGGGTTCTACGAAAAGGTGCCGACTAAGAAGGCACCGAAAGCCAAAAGCAAATGAGCGTAACGGTAACAACTGCCCCAGCGTCTGAGCCTATTTCCACGGCAGAAGCTAAGGAATGGCTACGCATCGACACGGCTGACACCTCACAGGATGCCGTTATAACGATCCTGATAAAGACGGTAAGGCAGAAGGTCGAAGAGTTCACGCGACGGGCGATGATTACGCAGACGATCACCTGGGAAGCAGCAGGCAAAGACGTTGCTCGGCAGGAGGTAGAACTACCCCGGCCCCCGGTGCAATCGGTAACGTCCTTCACCGTCTACAACGATGTGAACGGGTCGGAGACTACGGCGGTAGTAGGCACAAGCAACTATCAGCTTACAGAAGGCTCGGTCATTGTTGAACGGAATACAGGATGGGATATCAACCGCGCGAACCGTGCGGCTACAATCGTCTACGTTGCAGGTTACGGCGACGCATCTACGGACGTACCGGCACCCTTGCGCTTCGCTATGCTCAAGCTCCTAGCGATGTATTACGAACGGCGCGGCGATGAGGACAGGGACTTTGTTTCGAGTCGAGAGCAGGAGATCCTAGAAGACGTTCAAGACTACGTGGTCTACGGCTATTGATCGGAAAACTACGACATAGAATTACGTTCCAGCAGAACGAGTTCACGCGCACGAAGGGCGTTCGCTCCGACAACTGGATTGATGCCGCTACCGTATGGGCGCGGGTCGAGCCGTTACGCGGCACAGAGGTTACGGCGGCAAGCCAGAAGGAAGGCCGCAACAGGCATAAGGTGACGCTTCGATACCGCCCGACGGTAACGGAGCAGTTCCAGTATTTAGACGGCACGGACTTCACGTTCTTAGACGGTGAGCTGTTTTTGTTCATCGGCACGGCAGACGAGGTGGAGTCACGGCTACGCATCAAATTCGGTAGCCGCTTCTTTGATATCCGCGATGTGCGCCAGCTATATCCTCACGACGAACTGACGGTATTAGAGGTGGAGGAAGCAGCATGATCGGTACACTAGACAAGAGGGTAACGATAGAGAAGCGTTCCCTGACCCGCGTGAAGGGCGTGAAGACCGCTGACGGATGGGCAACGATCGAAACCGTCTACGGCTCGCTTGAGCCGCTACGTGGCTACGAGCGGCGCGTTGCCGAACAGAACGGATTGATCGCCACGCACAAGGTCGTGTTGCGCTACCGCGACGATCTGGACGGCGAAGAGTTACAGTATGATATGCGCTTCCTGATTGACGGCGCAGAGTACGAGGTGCGCGAAATTAAAAACCCTGACTTCCGAAACAAGTGGTTTCAGGTCATGGTGGAGTCACGCCGATGATTACCGTAGAAGTAGAGGGGCTGAATAGTGCCCTAGCAAACATTCGCAAGTATTCTGCCGATGTGCAGAAGGACGTAACGAAGGCGTTGAACGACACGGCGCAGTTGGTGCGCCGTCAGGCTATCAAGAACGCACCAGTAAACAAGAAGAAGGGGTTTATCGGGACCAACCTTCGCCGCTCTATCACGGCAGACCCCGCCCGCAACTTCGCGGCATATGTCAATGCCCGCGTCAAATATGCAGAGTTCGTCGAATACGGCACAGGTCGTAGGGGCGCATCGTCTAACGTAGAAACGCCAATGACGTACAGCTACGGCCCGAAGCCAGGGATGAGGGCGCAGCCCTTTATGTGGCCTGCTATCGAATCGGAACGGCCCGCACACCTTCGCCGCTTGCGGCAGGCATTGAAGTTATGAACGACCCACGCAACGCAGTACAGGACACGGTATACGACCTGCTAAACGGGGCGGGCCTGACCGCGCTTGTTGATCCCGATGATAGCGATGCCCTGCCATACACGGTATTCGGCGACGCTACGTTCACGGTCGATGCCATGACTACGAAGACAACCGAGGGCACAGAGGTGGTTCATCAGTGCGTATCTTGGGCGACAGATCCCGACACGGCGCAGGCGAACGCTAACACGGGCCTTGCGGCGATTACCGACAGGACTATAACGGTGTCCGTTACAGGGTACGAAGTGAATGCGGTGCTACCGGACTTTGGTGGGCCGATTATAAAGGACGATTTGAGGCCGAACGAAACGTACTGGGGCGTCCCATACCGCGTTCGTTTCTGGCTCACACAGCAATGAGAAGATTGTACAACATAGGAATACTAACCGCCCTCTGGGGTCGGCACGAAGTCGCTGATATCGTCCTCCGCTACTATTCGGAGATGGAGATAGAAGGCCTTCGGTTGCACCGCGTTGCCGTAGGTAGCGAGGGTGATGTGACGCACTACCTAGCCGAGTCGAACAACTGGCACTACACCGAGGCTCCGAACGAACCGCTATCGGATAAGTGGAACGCGGGCATGGCAAAGATGAAGGGGCACGTTGATGCCGTTCTTATCGTGGGCAGCGATGACCTATTGAGCGAGAAAACGATTCGGATGCTTGTCGCTGAATGGGAAAATGGCGCAGACGTTGTGGGCCTTGAAGACCTCTATTACTACGATCTCCCGAAGGACGCCGTTTACTATTCGCGCCGCTCCCACCCCGGCGCGGGTATGCTTATCGGTGCGTCACCTCTCACGCGCCTTTCATGGCAACCGTGGCCTTCGGGACTTTTCAAGCGTTTAGACGGGCAGTTGATTAACCGCCTAACGACGGACGCCTACCCTTGCAAGACACGATATATCGACAAGTGCAGCGACAAAGAAGCCGTACTTGTTGACATAAAGACGGATACGAATATGTGGTCCGTCGAGGACATGGCCCGAATGACGGGTCGTGTTGACCGCGTTCCGAACGAGGAACTAGACAAGACCTTTCCCGGCCTTCGGGAATTACTGAAACAAACCAACCACGACCATGCCTAACAAACTCGGACGCGAACTACTCCTATACGCGACCACCACCAGCCCCTCGACGGCAACGGACGCAAGCGACTACACGCTTGTCGGCCTCGTCACAGAAACGAACCTGAACCGTTCGCGATCTGCTATCGACGTATCAACAAAGGACTCCGGTTCTAACTCTACGTTTATCGCGGGCCGTAGGAACGAAACGGTATCGGCATCGGGCATCTTTGACCATACGGAAGACGCGGGCTATACCGCCCTGTCTGACGCATACGAAGCAGACAACGGCACGATCTACCTGCTCGTTTCATCTACGACGAACGGCGACACCGAATGGCACGGCACATGTATCATAACGGATCTGTCCCTGTCCTTTGGCGATGATGCCGCTTCGACGTTCTCTATGTCGGCCCAGGTTACGGGTGCGCTTACCGAAGTAACGGGAACGACTACTTAATAGATTATGTATATTACCTGATCTACCTTAATAACTAAGTCAACAACTGACGATGAAAAAGACACACCCTGAAGCTGTTAAGATTGACCTTGACGGTGAGGAATACACAATGCGTATCGGCCCTGCGGCGTTTCGGCTTGCTGAGATGAAGCAGAAGGTGAAGTTTACGCAGGAACAGTTCTCCGCTCCTAGCCTTGCGGACCTTGCGCGGTTCGCATACGTCGGGTGCCTGCTAGATAACCCGAAGCTAAAGGAGGAAGATTTCCTTGTGGGTATGGCGAAATCCGACGAGGGCAAGATTCTTGCCGCCGTTGGTGAATCACTACGCCGGATGACGGACGGCCTCGCGGCCATAGGCGGTGATTCAGAGGGAAACGGGGAGCCGGGGGAGTAAATCCCTCGGCCCCTTTTCCTGATTTTGTCACGCTCGACGGGATGTGCGCGGCCTACCTGGGAATGACCCCGGCGCAGGTCGATGAATGTTCTTTCAGGGATGTATACGTTATGCTTGCCGGGGCCGTGAAGCACACGCGCCAGCAGGCAGAATTGTCGTGGCAACAGACGCTTGCCGTAGCGCAGGCGATTGAAAACACGATGCGTTTACAGGCGGGCAAGAAGCCGAGGCCGCTTGACTATATGTTCAAGCAGGTAAAGAAGCCCCGCATCACGCTTGACGAATACCGCAAACGGCGCGACGCCGCGTTGGAGATAATACATGGCAACGGCAGCTGAACTAACCGTAAAGATCGGTGCTGATATTTCCGCGTTTCAAGCGGGGATGGGTAAGCTAGAGGGCCAGCTGAAAAATGTTGGGGCGAGCCTGAAGAACGTCGGGCGGCAAATGTCGCTTGCCGTTACACTGCCTATTGCCGGGGTCGGCGCGGCGGCTATCAAGGCCGCGTCCGATGTGGAGGAAATGGAGTCGAAGTTCAACACGGTATTCAGCACCGTGGGGGGCAAGGTTCGTAAAGACCTAGATGCCTTCGCAAAGGCTACGGGGCGGTCCCGCTTCGCCCTAGCGGGTATGGCTTCCGAGCTTGGTGATATTATCAAGCCGATGGGTTTCACCGAGTCTCAGGCCGGTGATATGTCTACGACCCTCACGAAGCTGGCCGTAGACCTCGGCTCCTTCAATAATATGCCGATGGACGAGGCCCTTACGCGGCTTCGCGGTGCGCTGATCGGGGCGCATGAAAACGTAGCTACGTTCGGTGTTATCATCAACGAGAACACGCTGAAGCAAGAACTTGCCCGCATGGGCATGGACAAGCTAACGGGGTCGGCGAAGGAGCAGGCGAAGGTACAGGCCCGCATGAATCTTATCATGGCGCAGACCACCGACGCGCAGGGGGATGCAGTGGACACGGCCGGATCGTTTGCAAACAATCTTGAAGGGCTAAAGAATGCCCTGTACGATCTAGGTGTGACGCTTGGGCAGGTGGTCTTGCCACACGCAAACAAGCTGGTAGACAGGCTTCGGGAGATGGTTGCGTACGTGCAGAACCTTAATCCCGACATACAGCGTCTGGGCATCATCATCGCAGGCGTAGCGGCGGCGGCAGGGCCGCTTGTCTTTGCGCTCGGCGGCATTACATCTTCGTTCGGCTCTATCCTTCGCGTCCTCACCCTAACGATGGGGCTATTCAATCCCTGGGTTGCAGGCATCGCAGCGGCGGCAGCAATCGGCGTCGTATTATATCGCCAATGGAACGCAGTCCCGGCGGTGTTCGAAGAGATAAAGCGCACCGCAAAACTAGCCTTTGACATTCTTGTTACATGGTGGATCGATAACCGCGAACTGATTATAGGCCGCATTGCCGCCCTGTGGGAAGCCATACAAGGGGCGTTCGGCGCGGCATTCGTTGCGCTGTCTGAGGTGATCGAAACGGGCCTCGCCTTCGTGCGCGGCTTCTGGGTGGGTTACGGCAGCGAGATCGTTTCAATACTAGGCTTTGCTTTTTCGACGGCCCTGAACGTAGCGACCACCTACTTCAAGAACATGAAGGCGGTGATCGAATTAGGCATGGCCCTGATTAAGCCGGGATGGGATGGGGAATGGGCGGCGTTCACGGCTATCGTTGAGAACAATACGAACTTTGCGAAGACCGCCGTTGAGGATTTTATGCGGGCGGTCGATAGTGAAACCGATCTATCCGATGACCCGATAGACAAGAAGATGCGCCTTGAAGAGTTTAGGGCAAGCCTTACAACAAAGCTAGGGCAGGGCGTTCAGGCACTCAAGGCATTCAGCAAGGGCGCAGACACCGAACTCGTGAGCGGAGATGGGTCGGTAGCGAACAGCGCATTAGAAGCACAGGGGTCTATCCGTGATCTTCATTCGGAGATAGGCGGGTTCACGTTCACCACAACGCAATACTCTTCCTTCGTTACCGCTATCGACTCAATGAAGGGATCGACGGACGCGGCGAAGGAAAGTGTCGGAGACTTGATGGACGAGATCCCTACCGAGTTGGTAATGCCGACATGGGATGTGACTGCGCCGACAGAGGACGATATCGGTTTCTGGGGTACGTACAACGCGAAGATAAAAGAGGCAAGGGATTTCTTTGCTGGCGTGTCGCATCACGCGGGCATTCTTGCTTTCAATCTTACCGATGTGGAGTCGGGTTACTCAGCCCTGTTCGGCGATTCCCCGCAGTGGATGAAAGACCTCGCGAGCTACGCGGACGCGGCGTGGCGTGTGTTCAGGGCGTTTGAGGCGTTGGGAGAATTGATGCAGGCCGAGTTCTGGCGTGGTGTTTACAGCGATATACGCGGCCTCGTTAGTGGCATCGGATCTATTCTAGGCGCAGGTGGCAGCGGCAGTGGTGTTCCCGACTTTACAGGCGGCGCAGGCGGCATAGGTACTACCGGCCCAGGAACGACAAGCACCGGCGCGGCGGCGGCAGGCGCAGGAACTGCCGGGACATGGGCGTCCGGCTCATGGGCAGGCCTTGCGGCTACTGGCTACGTATTCGGTCGGTCCCTCTACCAGCTCTTTGGCGGCGGGCAAACGCAAACGCCCTGGGACCGGGCCGGAATCACGCAGGCCGAGTGGACGCAGCAACAGATTGATTCAGGCGGGTACGCACATATCCTCGGAAACCTTGCAGGGCCGAACAGTGGTATTCTCGGTTTACTGAACGGCAGCACGACGCCAGGTTGGTTATCCGGTCTTCAAGGCTACACGGGCAGCGACACATCGGGTCGAATGAGCAATGGGCAAACCGTCAACGTGATTCTAGACGGCCGCACGATTGCAACGGCAACTGTACCGTATCTTGCCGGTGAACTAGAAGTGAGGGGCACGAACTACTGATGGCGATAGTCATAAAGGATAGCGGCGGCACAGACGTTGACTTTGTGCGTGAATCGTTCTCAATGGAAGACGCCGTTACGCAGCGCGGTACGCTTTCCTTTCAGCACATAGGAACGACGAGGCCGCTTGAGTGGGGGGAGGATGTTTTTGTCTACGACGGCGCATCAAAGATATGGGGCGGCACCGTTGATTCGTGGGTGGAGTCGGACATAACGGTAGCCGGAAACACGGAGCTACGCTTTACCTATCGGTGCGTGGACTTCTCGCAACTAGCCGCCCGCGCCATTATTGCAACGCAGTACGTTGACCAGACGGCGGGGGCAATAGTAACCGCGCTTGCCGGTAACGGCCTGCTTGTAAACTTCGGCGTATCGGCGGGAACGATACATGACGGGGTGACGATTGATTCCATCTCGTTTAACTACCTACCTATTGAAACGTGCCTTGATGACCTTGCCGAACTGTCGGGTTTCTTCTGGGATATCGACAAAGATAAAAACTTAAACTTCCGGCCCGTCGACGCCGCCGCCGCGCCCTTTGACATAACGAGTAGCAACCGCCCGTATCGGTCTATCACGTTTCAGGAAACGCGTGGGCAGTATGTCAACCAGGTCTTCGTGAGGGCGGGAACGACGCTAGATTCGGCAGACACGACTGAGACACAACTGGGCGACGGCAACAAGCGCACCTTCGTGGTCGGTGCGCCGATAGGGTCCACGCCAACGATTGAGGTTGATACAGGCGGCGGGTTCTCTACGCAGACCGTAGGTGTCAATGGTATCGGCACATCCTCGCAATGGTATTATAATGTTGGTTCCTCCATCGTCGTTCATGATAGCAGCGAAACGGTACTAGGTGCTACCGATAAGGTGCGCGTAACATTCAAGGGCCGCTTTCCGATTATTGTATTCGCCGTCGAGGAAGATGCGCTAACGGAGCGGTCGGCGGTTGAAACGGGTAATGGCACTTATCAGCGAGTAATTGACGCCCAGGATCTGGCTTCGTTAGACGAAGCAGAACTAAGGGCGAAGGCTATCCTTGAACAGTATTCACAGGCGCGGCTTACGTGTTCGTATGTAACAGACACGGCGGGATTAGAGGCGGGGCAGACGCAAACGATCAACCTGACCGAACACGGTATAAACGCGAACTTCCTGATTGAAAAGGTATCAGCTTCGATGCTGTCGGACGGGACACTGCGTTACAATGTGGATGCGGCGGCAACGCAGACCGTTGCGGGGTGGAGCTACTGGAAGCAAAAAACCCGGCAAGACCGTAAGTTTGTAGTTCGCGACAACGAGGTGCTTAACAACCTTGCACGACCGTCCGACGATATAACCATTGCCGACGCTCCCTCTACTGCTACATCAGGCGTGGACGGGTTCAATGTCGGCGCATCATCCATTGTGGGGTTAGTAAGTGTTGGATAACATGAACATAAAGGGCCGCGTTCGTATCGAAGTGTCCGACGGGCGCGTCTTCGAACAGGATAACATTGTCACGAACGGCGGGCGCGACCGCATTGCCGCGCTGATCGCGCAAGACACTACGTCGTTCCCTTCGCACATCGCTATCGGCACGGGCTCTACGGCCTTTGTCGTTACCGATACGACGCTCGACACAGAGGTAGACCGCAACGCGATTGCATCGTCTACGGCTTCGTCGGGTGCTACGACGTTCAAGGCGTTCTTCGACAAGAACGAGGCGAACGGGAATACTATTGCAGAAGTCGGTATATTCGATGCGGCGGCGGCAGGCACTATGCTTTGCGCGGCTGTCCTAGCATCGACCGTAGCGAAGACTTCATCCGTCACCCTAACAATAACGTGGACATGGACGTTCGCTGACGCATAATGGCTACAACAGTATTTCCCGAAACATCGGACGCGGTAACAGAAGCAACGTGGCAGGGCTTGAATAAGGCCATTGCCGCCGGTGGCGCATGGACTACCGAGGGCTTCGATGTAACGGTAGACAGCGGCCTTGATATTGATATCGCCGCAGGCGAAGCATTCGTCAATGGCTACTGGGTTTCATCCGACGCCGTGCAGGGCGCGACGATGACGGACAGCACAACGAACTACGTATGGCTTGAGCCAGACGGCACGTTGACGGTAAACACAAGCGGGTCAAACCCCGGCAATGCTTTGCTACTTGCTACCGTCGTTACTTCGGGCGGGGCGATCAGTTCGATCAGCCGCGAAAGCAACGTGACTACCGGCCCCCATGTTTACATTCGAAAGGCCGCATCGGAGTCGGTAACTTCATCTACTACGCTCCAGGATGACAATCACTTGACGGTCGCCCTTGAGCCGGGTTTGTACAGGGCAACGCTTGCATTAGAGGTGACGGCCAATGCATCGGGCGGGATAAAGGTAGCACTTGCAACTACTGCCACGAACGCTCTTCTTGAAGGGGCTGTGTACCTAAGCAATGGGGCGGTAACAGCATGGGCAGACACGTTCGGAACGGCAGCAGGGCATACCGTAGCTTACGCGGGTGAGCCCGTGGTTATCGAGGTCATGTTCGGCCTTGCCGATGCCGGGACCGTGAAGTTACAGTGGGCGCAAAACGCATCCTTCGGGACGGCTACCACGCTTGAAACGGGAAGCATGATGTTTATTGAACGGATATCGTAATGGCTACAACACGATTCCCCGACACCTTAGACACGCCGATTACAGAAGCGAACTGGTCGGGGGTCAATGTTGCGGCTTCTGGCGTTCGCTCTTGGCGGCAGACGGGGTTCGACCTATCGGACGGTGGCGGGCTGAACCTTGACATAGCCGCAGGCACAGCCTACGTGGGCGGCTATTACGTCGATATCACAACGACAACGACGCTTGCTCTCACCGACAATCTTAACTTCGGAGACGGCAATAGGGTATGGCTCCAGGCTGACGGGACGATATACGCCAATGCGTCGAACACACCGACAGCCGCAACGGACCTTCTTCTGGGATGGGTTGAAACAAACTCGGGGTCTATATCTGATATCAATCCGAGCTACGAACTAGATGTGGGCAGCGGGTATCAGATAGGAAACCGGCGTATGTCATTCGGCGGCGTCTTGGGGTCTGTTAGCACCAGCGAGGTCGTGCGCCTTGATCTTGCCGTTGAACCCGGTATGTACTGGGTGTCGATGCGCATCGCCGGTAATAACCCTGCCGCATCACACACGTACAACATTCGCATTACTTGCCTGAGTGCGGCAGAGGCGTCGGCTAATCTTTCTATGCACAGGTATACGGAGAATGGGACAGGTGCGGGAGACTTTGCTTCAAGCGGAACGCAGGTATCATTTGCAAACAACGGGGGAACGGGGCAGCTTACCGGATTCTTTATCGTTCAGGGGGTGATGGAGTTTGCCGACACAGGTAGCATTGAAGTTAAGTTGCAAGTAAGCTCGGGGGCACAGTTTGGTAACGGGTATTTGACGGCTCGCAAGATCCTATAACAAACCGGATTTAGGAATGTGGAATGTATCAGAGTGGGGAAGTGGTCACGAAATACTATTCACAGCAGAGTATCAGAAGCCGGGGTGGGAGCAATGGGTTCTACTGACGGGCGATAGACACTGGGACAATAAAAAGTCCGATTGGGCGTTACAGAAAAAGCACCTTGAACTAGCGAAGGAAAGGAACGCGCCGGTTATCGACGTAGGCGACTTCTTCTGTCTGATGCAGGGGCGATATGATAAGCGCAAGTCTGCTACGGCCATTCGGCAGATACACAGCGGCGATGATTACTTCGACGCCGTGCCCCTTACGGCGGTGGATTTCTTCAAGCCCTATGCGAAACAGTTCGCCGTGATAGGGATGGGCAACCATGAGACGGCAATACTAAAGCATCACCAGATCAACATTACGGATCGGTTCATCTACCGACTGAACAAGGAAACGGGATCGAACGTGATGCGCGGCGGGTACGGCGGCTGGATAAAGCTACGCTTTGCCTACCCCGGCGTTCAGAAGCGTAAGTCATTGCTACTGAAATACCATCACGGGCATGGCGGCGGCGGTAGGGTAACACGCGGAACGCTGAACGCGCAGAGGAACGGGGAGGTGTACCCGCAGGCCGACATAGTAGTGACGGGCCATATCCATGAACGCTGGCACGTAGAAACGACGAAGGAATGCGTTACCGACTACGGGCGCATGGACCTGCGGCCCCAGCATCATATTCAGGTGTCAACGTACAAGCAGGAGTATGACCCGAAGGGGGGATGGCATTACGAAAGAGGGGCACCGCCTAAACCCCTCGGCGGCTACTGGCTACGCTTCACCTACGAATCAAAGCAAGTAGACGGCAAGCAGGTAATGAGCATCAGGGCGCAGCCAATGCCGACGATTTAACGCCAGGATTGCTGGTTGACAAGGGCTGTCTGAATCCTATCATCGTTGCGGTGCCTATCGTAGATCGTATCAGGCACTTCTAGGTACTTGATCCAATTTCGTTTAGGCGGTGGCACCCGCATAATATCGATGCCTAGCGTGTTGCACTTTACCCCTACGTGGATATCTGCCATGTTCTCGTATGGGAAATCCGATATGTCGAATCTGGCATGATCGGTATGGTAGCAGAATACCCCGGTGCCGGGGATATGAACCCGCTCCACCTTCTTGTCGAAGGTGCGCCAGTCGTGCTTGATGCGGGCCGACTTGTCACGGTAGTAGGACTTGCTTTCTTTCAGGACGATACGCCCCATGAGGGACACGGGGCACCCGTGCTTTTCGGCCTGTTCTACCATGTAGGCGGCGTAATCGTCGGGCATAACTAAATCATCGTCAAAAGTTAAAATATATCCGCTGTAATTATGCATCTTCCAATCGACTGCGAACTTGCGGGCATCGTCTGTGCGCCCGTCAACGTCGCGCTTCCACACAAAGGTGCGGCATTGACTTCGCATTGCGGCCTCTGCTTTGCGGGCTTGTTTTTCCCTGCCTGGAATTGTCGCCATTGATGCGATCATCGGACCCGCTCTTTAAACATTTTAAGTACTCGCCTCTTGTGCTCTTCTGGATTGTCCTTTCTCCACAAGACTTCCGCTACTATTTCATTCCATGACGGGTGTTCATTAACTGCTTCAAAGTGCGCTCCTGCGAATAATCTAAAGGTTCTAAGTGCGAGTATTTTGCTTCCTGAATACATTGAGTCATGCCACTTGCCGCCTGTTTCTGTTATAAAATGCTTTTCAGCCCCAAGAGCAATTGCATCGCTTTCAAGTATAGCCTGCTCATATGATATACCGTGGAGGTCATCGTAAAACAAGCGCATATCGCAATCGGCCTTGTATACCCTTTGTGCGCTACATGAACGGGCCATCCACCTGTGTTCTTTGTAGTGGCATTTTCTACAAAGGGTTAATCCGTTTGTAATAACATATCTCAGTTTTGGATATTTTGCCCACGGCTTTACATGGTGAGCGTGTAGTTCATCTTTGGACCCGCATTGAGTGCACTTGTGACTATCTCTTGCAATCACCCGTTTTCTCCACTTTCTATATCTTTTATCATTCCATCTGCTCACAGCGGGTTCCTCTTTCGTTCGTCGTAGTGCATTTGCGAATCATGTTCGCCGTGTTCATACAATGTATCACTTACCTGGCAGACACGCAAACCGGACCTCCAAAGCGCAAGGCTCATATACTTTCCAACGCCTGACGATGCGTTCGTACTGAAGTGTTCGGCAGGGATATGCGGGACTCGCCAAGACAGGGCTTCCAGTACGTCCCTACTACACGCAAAGCATCCGTCTACCCAATGCGTTAGCCAGCGTTCGCGTTCGTCTACGGGATCGACAGGCACCCAGCATGGGCCGCGTCCGCGCCCGTCAACAAGAGGCACTATCACATCACAGTGTTCAAGGTGCGACAGCATCCGTTCGACGGGGTTTGTCACAGCCGGGGTAACGTCATCGGGTAGGAATACAAACGTGTCGGCATCGGACTTGCGGCAGGAATCAAGAACGTGATCCCAGGTTTCGGCGAAGTGCCTGTGCCCCGGTGGTTTGTGCAGCGTGAATTGCAACGCATCAACATGGTAGTAGGGCAGGCCCCCGCCGTCATGGAATACGTTTATGTCCGCGTCCGTTTCGTAGCGCGTCAGGTCCACAAGGCGGCGGCACATATCGGGCCGCTTGTAGGTGATGATTGATATTAGGAGGGAATCCATACGTGGGTAGCGGTTGCGTTGAATACTTTTGGCAGGCGCGTATGATCGGACAGAAGCCAGTCGGCTGTCTCTAGGTTCACGCGGTCTGTTTCTTCCATGATAACAAGGGGGCGGTGAATGGTTACGATACCCATGCTTGCTATTAGGGCGTGTAGCGACATTCCCTCTGCGTCGATCTTTATAGCCGTAGGCTTGAACGTGCCGATTACGTGCGCTAGGAAATGCCCCGTCTTTGTTAGTTCGTCCGCGCCCGCCCTTTCAAAGCGCGTCATGCCGACGTTGCCTTCGGGCGGCGGCACAAGGCGGTAGTCTATCTGCGGGCCTATCAGGTAGCCGCGCGTCTGCACCCTATCCCATAGGTTATTTGCGGACAGGTTCTTCTTTAGGTACTCGCCGTTTGCCGGGGCGGGTTCGATAGCAAACACCTTTGCCCCTAGCTCCCCCGCAAAGAAAACGGAATGATTCCCTAGACAGGCACCTACGTCCACGACACGTTCGAAGTATTGCGGGTTGTCGTATGCCCATCGCAACACGCCGCGTTCTCCGTATTCGTAGAAGTGCCCCGCTCGCCAGTGCCGCACCTGATGATCGCCCTCCGGTCCGTGCATAGCATAGACATTTCCTGACGGACCCTTTACGGGTATTGGGTTCGTATCAATCTTCATTGTTCAACGCTGAATGGTGGGCGCAGAAGAAGTCGGGGTTACTGACGGGTTGCGGAACGTCCATCCCCAAGTCATAGCTGTACTCATAATCGCCCCCATCGGTAACTGGTAACTGGCAATGGCCTGATCCCTCATCGGGCATTGGGCGTGAATATCTAATCCAATTCTCACACGTTTCGCACCTGATGCCTGAGTTACGGATAGCGTCTGCAAGGGTGTTTCCGCAAGGAACCTTGTCGCTGTCTATGGTGAATCCGTCCCGCCTCGTTTTTAATATCTCGTAGCTCATTGTTTTTTACTCCACCTCCGATAGAATACGTGTTCGTGCAAGATGCCAAATACTCCCCACATAAGCAAGCCAGCCCACCAAGGATAGCCGTGCATGACAGCTGCGTGAACGAAGATGCCCACAAGCAGGACGGACTTGGTTAGGTGCCAGAAGTCGATAAACGAAGCGCCGCCCACGTAGACCCACCATTTGAGCGATCCGTCATCGTTGTACTTCACCTTCCAGTTGTTGCCCCACCAAGCATCTGGTATAAACGGGAGCATGTTTTTCAGCCATTTTGGAACCCACTTGTGGAAGCTGTTAGCGTCCATCGCGTCAAGATGGAGCGTGACAAACAACGTGAATAGGAGTAGGTCAAACATAGCGGGTTTCGATTTCGGATTCGTCGAACGTCAACCCGTGAATATACACTCGTGTGCCGAAAACGAGTAAGCCCGCAGGCATCCCCTCAATCGTGTACGTCACAGATTCGGGTTTGTGCTTGTCGGTGTCGAGGGCGCGAAGCTTGGTGCTATCGTGCCATGCAATCGCTTCGTTCTCTCCCTTTGAAAGCGGTAGCGTGTACATCCCGTCGAGTTCGTAAGGAATGCCCATGCCTTCGGGTATCATGAACCGATCACCCTCATCCAGTTCGGAATACTTGACTCGTTGCAGTTTGACTACGCGGGTCAGCTTCATCCCTCTGCCTCCGTGTCTGTGTGTGGTGCTTTGTTAATGGCTCTTTCGATCTTCCTTCTCCCACAAGCTGAATCGGTTCTCATCCAAAGTCGGTGCAGCCTTTCTTTCCTCATCATTCCAACAATACGTTGTCTGGTCTGGTCATCATATTCAAAGCGCCTTGCATACGCATCCTCTATTGATAACCATTCATCCTTTGGTTTCGCAAGCATCATCCCTCTGCCTCCGTGTCTGTGTGTGAATGGTCAATGGCAAGCCTGACAGCGTTATCCATGACCTCAAGCCTTTTTATGTGCTTGAACGGCCCTTCCTTGAGCCTCCGCAGAAAAAGGTTCTCGTTCAATTCGCTGAACAGTTTTCCCCTATGATTCGTGTATCCGAAACTCGTTCCCACTTCCTCGTGGAAGCGACTAAGTGCGACCTCGAATAAATCAGGATCATCCAATACGCGGCGATAATCGTTTTCGGTTGGCAGACTCATGGTTCCCCTCCGTATGATTCGTCCGCTGTGTCTGTGTGTGATTGGATGAGGGACTTGATGCGGTTGATAGCGTTTTGCAGACACCCATGATGATCTGCCCACGAATCATACTGCTTGCCCCCATAGGACTCATCCACGATCCGCTCCACATCCCCCACCGTTATCGCCGTGTCACAATGGGAGCATCCTGTACAGGAACCCTGTACAGGGGAAGCGGTGAGGTTCAGATTGTGAATCGGAAGCATTCCCGATGCCGCCAAGATCAACTCGTCTGGGACGCTATACGAATCGGGGTCAAGTCGCTCTGCCTTCGCAACAATCTGATCCAGTAGAATCTTCTCCTTCGATCTTTTCTCCACGTTATCCATCTTGGTTCTCGTTGTTGGTGTTTTCCCCCTGTTCGGATTGGAGGGCGGCGGCATCCATGACACGGTTCAACCATTTGCCGTGGTCGTATATGGTTTCGTTGCACAAGGCCTGAATCTCCGGCTCTTTCATCCAGTCAGTTGCCATCAGTCTTTGCCTCCTGTCGTGCTTTTAGATCGCCAATCATATCGGCCATCATCTGATAGTCATTTCGGTAGTCTATTGACAGCGTGACCCAGGGGGTTGTGAATCGGATCAGGTCTCCATGCCAAAATGATTGCCGCTCGTATCCTGATTTACGTGTCGATCTACTCAACATAATTGACGGTATGGCCCGCCTTTCTCTGTTTCCGCTCATCTCAACACCCTCCGTTTAATCCGTTCAAGTTTCAGCACCGCCCAAGCCTTCACGCGCCAAAGAAGCGCAGCCTGTTCGTTCGTCGTGATAGGGCCATCGCTAATGGCGTACTCATTCGGGTCGAGCTTCATGCTTCATCCTCGTTGCTTCTGCAAGGTCCTTCAGTTCAGGATAGCGTAACGCCCAGGAATCAAGAATGTTAAGGGCTTCTGGCGTCATGCGCTGACCCTTCTGAATGTTCTCGTTCAGTCCAATGTATTGAATGTTTTCTAAAGATCCAATTCTTTCGGGCGGTAGGTCATGCTTAAACCCGAAAGAAACAGGAACGATATGATCCCTTGTGAACCCCGACCGGCTAGGTGCGACCGCCCTTGTTTCAAGCCCTACGCGGTAGCGGTAGGATGAATATCGTTTTGATCGTGCGCCTTTCATATCAGCACATCCCCCGGCTCTAGGCCTAGCGCATCGCACCAGCGGCAGAACTTTGAAATACTAGGCGCGTCCATGCCGCACTCCCATCGGCTTACGGCTGAATACGTCACGCCTATAAGACCCGCAAGGTCCGTCTGTGTGAAACCCCGATCATATCGGGCAGCGATCATCTTGCCTGTGTCGATCATTTTATAAATGCCGCGATCTGTTGAATGATGTTTGCCAGGATGTTTATAGAAGCCCCTGGGTGACGAAATAGGTACTCCATCGTTGTGCCGTCCGAGTAGTGGAATACCACCTTTTTCGGGGTGCGCCCCTTCTTGAATGCTACCAGCTGGTTCTCTGTGTTCTCGTTCATTGAGCGTCCCTTAGTAGTGCTTCGTATATGTCACGCGCCTTCTGATGCATCTTAGGATCGGGGGCATTGCCGCCCACGCTTTTTGCGCTACTGGCGGTGTTGTACCCTAGCTGATCTAAGACCCACCGAATACCCATAAAGCCCATGTTTTCATCTAGTAATGATGCCGCCACGCGCCTTGCCTCGCCTGCGGGCACATTGTTGTTACCAACGGCCATGAAGTCCTCGGTTATCCCGTAGGCATCGCAGACCGCCCGCTTGATAAGCCGCGCCCGTTCAGGAATCGTCGGCATTGATTACCTCCGTAAGAATAGCCTTCGCATTGCGCCGGAAGTATATAAGGGCATCAACCCAGGTTTCGGCGTGTAGTACGTGCGGTGAATAGCGATCACGGTGCCGTTCGTGTCGCCCTGACATTGCCTTACGCCAGTAGTCCGCTCCCTCGTCCGCAATGTCGATGTTGTTAGCGATCAACTCCGTCATGCGTTCGGCATAGTCTTCTATCTGCTTCTGTGTCATGCTTCCTCGGTGTATGCTGTTCGGGCGTTGCGGAACCCTTCAATCTCTCCCTCTGCGTATAGCACACGAAGGGCGGCTTGAATCACAAGGTCGGTTTGCTGTGGGCTATACCTGTCAAAAGACATTGCCCGCCGTATTTCGGATAGGCATTCTGCTACGTGCTTCTCTCTGCGTTCGCTGCTCATTTCAGTTCCTCAATCATTTTTGAAATTCCCTGTGCGTCCTGACCCTTTGCCCGCTCAATCAACGCGGCGCGTTCGCCTTCGGGCTGTTTCTTTATCAAGCTAAAGAGGAAGTTCTTCTGCTTGTCCGTGGCAGGACGCGACCCTTGCTGGCTGATCGCGTTCGCCACCTCGTCGGCTGATGCGTATTCAGTACCTGCAAACCCGGCGGCGGCAAGGGCGCGACCGATAGCCGACGTCTCCGCGTTCTCAAGGGCCGACGTTCTATTGATGTTCGAAGACCCGCGCACCTCTTCGCCGTGCCCCGTCCCGATTATGCGCCCGTCAGGATCGGTGATAACGGCGCGGACTATCACGGATGTTTCATCAAAGTGGTGGAGCTGCGTTTCAATACCCCACCCTTGCTTGATCGTGTAGTCAGATCGGAACTCGGTCACACGAAGCGCAACAGTTTTATATTCCTTGCCGTGGATATTCACGACTCCTGTGTCTTTATTGCTCATTGTTTCTTTGGTTGCACGGGTAGGCACATCAGGCACCAGTTCCCGCCGGGGTGAACTTTGCGACCGCAGGCACACCGCCCTAGATCGCGCATCTTTTTAGCGGCTTCGACCTTCGTTTCAAAGGTTGTCTTTTCCCTTACGTCGGGGTTGTTCGCGTGAATCTCCGCGTCCCTTTCGCGGCGTTGCTCCATCCATATCGGAACCGGATCCTCCGCACTTGTGCCGTTCACAAAAGAAAGGGTTGTCCGTGTCGATCCTTTTAGCGCATCCATTTTCAAAGCAGGTTTTCATTGTCGTTTCCGTTTAGTGTACCGCAATGTAATCATGCGATAGCAATAATCCAAAAATGCTCTTTACGTCCGTATCGCCCCTTGCGGGTGTCGCCTAGCTTGTTCAGCTTACCCTCGGCGGTCAGCGTGTTTATCGACCGGCGCACGGAAGTGATAGGCCATCGATCACCGAACTTGTGGTACACCTGCCAGGGCGACCAGCGGCGTTTGGTCACTTCAAAGAAGCGAAGTATTGCGGCGTCCTGCTTTGCGGCCTTGCCGCGCAGTATCGTCAGGTCCGGCTCCGGCGTTGTTGCGTAGTAGGTCATTCGAAGTACCTCGAAAATTTTTCCATATCAGACTGCGTAGGAAACACCGTGTCTGCTACGCATTCATTGTGCCCTCTGTATGCCCCTGACGTATCGCCTATCGTGTAGCCAAACCAAAAGGCGGCTATGATGATAGCAAGATGCACAAGGTCCATGACAAGGCGTTTGATCCAGCGACTCATACAAGCGTCCTGATAATAAAGTAAAGCGTGGCGGCTGTAAGCACAGCGTAGTAGATACGGTCAGCTTTTTTCATTTGAGCTTTTACGATGTTGGTGCATTTAATCGTTTAAGTTCAGCCCGAATTGATGCCAAGCGATCTTCGTCCATAGGGACTTCGCCTGTTAGCATTGCAAGTGCTTCGAATCGCAGGGCTTTTATCTTGTGATCTAAGTAAAGGGTCTTCAGTGACATTGTTCTGTGCCTGTATAGAATGAAAATGTGGGGGCCTTAGGACGCAAACCCGTTACGGATGGCGTCTTCCTCAGTGGCAAAGTCCTGAGCGTCGATGCCTTGAACCTCAGCGGCGATCTTGCAAGCCGAGAGCCATGAGCCGTAACCCGAAGGGATCTGCATCTTAGTCCACTTGGCAACCGATGTGGTCAGCCCGCGTCCGCGTTTAGTAGTCCATCCCGTCAATGCGTAAACCGTTTCAGTATTCATTGTCCTCTACGTGTTTGTTGAACTGCCGACAACTTCGCGCACCGCCCTGACAATTCAAACTTTATGAACGATTCTTCATCTTTTAGCCTTGCCTAAACTAAGAATACCGCGTCACGGCTTGAACTTGTCCTGACTTAATCATTAAGATGCTGTCGGCTGATGTGATAGGTGCCCGTGGTTATGGAAGCGGGGCCGCTTGAGGCGCAGAAGGTCAACCGAAACACGCCGGGGATGCAGGCAACGATTCCCGAATTGCACACAGGGGCGGCGTTCTTTCGGCCTATATATAACCCCTGTTGCACCTTTTCGACAATTACGGTATACCTAAACGGATCGTAGCAGTCAGAAAAAACAAAACAAAAAAAGTAGCCATAACTGCACGGCGCGAAGGATTCACCGCACCGCCGGAAGGGGCTACATCCAAAGGATTATGAAGGCACTAGAACCATCTAACATAGATGCAAAGGCCATAGCCTACGTACAGCGTAGGCTACTGCGGACCCTATCCTATAACGAGAAGGCCGCTCTTGTCGGCAACATAGAGCCAGGATCAGGGCAGGAGTTCAAAGAAAGCGTTGACTTTTGGTTCGATCATGGTCTATCATTCGAAGGACGCGATAACATGGAGGATTTTCGCAAACACTACCTGAACCGCGTAGCCGACCGCCGTGAAAAAGAATGGGCGAAGCAGAAACAAGAACTACAAAACACGAAGATCATTGACCTTTTCCAACCTAGCGCATGAAGCGGAACTACTAGCGCACCGCATGACCGGACTCTCTATTCAGCAATGGGAAACGCAGGTAAAGGCGCGGCGCGAACGCGCACTAAAGACGGGCAAGCTGCACGGTATGCCCGTCCCTCCGTACAAGCGGGACGAATGGATAGGGTTCTACGACCTCGACCCGTCAGACTTTGAGCTCGTGCTTGTCACGCGGGACGGCGAGTATAACAAGAACACCTTTATCGAAAAGGAGAACGAGGGGCGTAGGAATCTAGGTGATGCCGCAAGGCCGGGTGAGTCGTTACCCGTACCCGATTGCGAGGACATAGCCGATCACTGGTGGTCGAGGTACGACCGTATCTTAGACCGTGAGAAAGTGAAGGCGAGGGCGACGAGTCGTATAGCATACAGGCTTCGGAAGCGGTAGCACGGAAAGGCAACATTTCGTATATTGACTTCGTTCAAACAATGGAGCCTATCAAACCCATACCGCCAGATCCTATTCCGTCATCCGGCCCAAAGATGCGGCTCCGTAAAAACTACCTTTATCCGCACGTTTATATGAAAACGATTCTACGCAAATTAAGGGAGTCTACAACCTGGGTCGGCCTTGCTGTGGTTGCACAGTTCGTTCCGCTCGGTATGGAAGAACTTCAAGCAATATGGACCGTCGTTACCGGCATCGCCGGTGTGGTCCTCATGTTCATCGATGAGCCGAAAACGACTCGGGAAAAAGACACTACGGGATGAACTACCCTACTCACATCGTCTTGCACACGCTGGCGTATGAGGGGAAGGCTGATATAGACACGGTGCGCCGTTGGCACGTAGAAGGAAACGGGTGGTCCGACGTAGGCTACCATTACCTTGTGCGGCGAAGCGGTGAGGTGCAGACGGGCAGGCGCGAAGAAATGATCGGTGCCCATGCCCTCGGCTACAACCGCAAGTCTATCGGCATTGCCTGCGAGGGCCACGGGGACACGGAAATGTTCACCCTCCCGCAGTTACTCGCTCTGCTTCGCTTGTGTGACGATGTGAGCCGCCGGTACGCGATCAGCCCTGACAAGGTTATAGGGCACCGCGAAACCGGAAGCCGCAAGACCTGCCCCGGCACCCTAATTGATATGGATGCCTTTAGGGGTTTACTGTTTGAACACATGAGGGAAGATGCCTACCCTGCCTAATAAAAATGCCCTTGCTGATCTATCGGGCGGCTACTATTCCTATTGGACCGATGGAACGACAGAGGGCCGCGCTACGGTAGCGGTCCTTCTAGCGTCTACCGATGCACAGGCGGCGGCGGCTTCCTTTAGTAGCCTTGCGCTAGGCACAGACCTTGCCGTTTCGCACGGCGGCACGGGGGCAAGCACGGCGGCAGCGGCCCGAACTAACCTCGGCGTAGACGCGGCGGGTACAGATAACTCGACCGATGTAACGATTGCCGCCGGTCTGGACTATATCAGCATCGCGGGTCAGGAGTTAACGCTGGGGTCGGTAGATCTGACTACGGACGTAACCGGGGCATTGCCCCTTGCTAACGCGGCTTTTGCGGATCAGAACGTACTACAAGCGTCCTCCCCCACCTTTGCGGGGCTGACGGTGGACGGCGGGGCGGGTGATGCTGTAATAGATTTTGCGACAACTGGCGGGGCGGGAAGGGATTGGAAGATATTTAGCAACGGGTCGAACCTTTATTTTGACCTAGAGACAAACGCTGGTGCCTCTTGGTTTTTTAGGGCGTTCGATAACTCTAACGCGCTTTCGCTGACAACGGCGGGAGTTATGTCCGTCCTGAATAGTGTGACCATCGCCTCCGACCTCACCCTTGCTTCTGGCTCCATCACCTCTGCGAGTGGGGCGATATCGTTTGGGAATGAGAACCTGACCACTACGGGGACGCTTACTTCCGGCAATCACACAATTTCTAGTGGATACCTGTCAATCAGCAGGTCGGCACCATACATCTATTTTGAGGAAAGCGACCGCGTAGATGATAACTGGCGTCTGCTTGCTGACGGTGGCGTTTTTTACCTGTCGCAGATGGATGATGGGGAAGCCTTTTCTGCTCACGTTTGGAGCGTGGACGCATCTGGCAACCACGACTTTCAAGCAGGCAACATCACCACAACAGGGACAGCATCAACCGGGAGGCTTGATCTTGTAAACCCGTTTGCGATCTACGACAACCGCGCAAACAACATATTACAACAGAGCGCATCGACCCTTGCAACGGGACGAACGATTGACTTTGGCAACGCCACCTACTCGACGTTCAATTTCAATTTTGCCGCATCTGCCACTATTGATGCGGGTGATGCCAACCTCACCACCACGGGGGAGGCGTCTGTTGGTAGCCTCACGGTATCTACAAACGATGGTGCTGGCCCCGGTCAAATCGGATTCCTGTCAGACTTCCTCATCCTGCATGGTGGGGCAAATGGCCTGATAGTCAGGGACGATCAACAGAATAATAACTTGGTTATAGATGCCTCTGGGCACTTCGACTTCCAGAGCGGCAACATCACCACCACGGGCACCTTTTCGAGTGGCGCGGCAACGGTGACGGGCCTGACAGTTTCGACAGGCGATGTAACCCTTTCGGCGGGGGATCTGGTTCTTGGCTCGAACGACATGGAGATCCGTCACGATGGGTCACATGGACAGATTGATTCAATTACGGGCAGGCTTGATTTCTATGTTGGTGGCACCCGCTACAATGTGATGGACACAAGCGGGAATCTGATTCTCGGAGCCACCTCCACCTCCAACAACGCGCAGTTCTACGCGACCAAGACGTACAGCGCGGCGAGTGGGACGGATATTGGAGCGTACTTCAATTATGTTCAGGACACCGCATCCGTAGATGGTTTCAGGGCGGTTCAAGGACAGGCGCGGTCAACTCACACTTCCGGCACTCTTGCTAATCTGATCGGCGTTTATGGATTCGCAAGAGCAAGCGGGGCTGGAGGAACAACTTCAAACGCCTACGGGCTTTATTCTGACGTTTGGAGTTCTGACGCATCATCAACAATAACCAATGCTTTTGGCCTGTACATTGTAGGATTCACCGCCACAGGCACCATCACAAACCGCTGGGGCATCTATCAGGCAGGCGCAAGTGAGTCCAACTACCTCGCAGGCCACCTCCGCATAGGCACGACGAGCGCAACGAGTTACGGAGAGGCCCTACACGTAAGCACCGTTTCTGGATCGACACCCGCCGCCACATTCAAGGGCTACGAGTCAATAACATCCACCACCACGGCAAATGCTGGCGAAATCAGAGTAGGCGAAAACACATCGTTTCAAGGAAAGATATCATACACAGGCGCTACGACTGTGATGTATATCACAAATACGTGGAATAACGGGAATGGCGACGTTGTGTTACGCACGGCTGGCAATACGAACACACTGGTAGCAAAGGGTTATGGATCGGTTCAGTTTCTTAATGGCACGGTAGCCCTTCCGTCCATCGGATTTCAGAACGACGTAGACACCGGACTTTATATGCCGTCAACAGGCGTAATCGGTGCGGTTACCGCAGGCACCGAACGCTTCCGCGTAGCCTCTGACGCCGCGAACCTAATCATTGGCGGCTCGGTTGACCCGGCAACTATGGACAGCGGCCTTGTCCTGACAACAGGCACAGCCCCAAGCGCAGGGGCCGCAGACGCCGTTGCCCTGTACTCTACTGACCTGTCGGCTGGCAACACCATGCTCGGTATCTACACCGAAGGCACACCCGTAGGGACAGGCACACCAACACAGGACCGCACCATTGCCGTAGAGGTTAACGGAACCACACTTTACCTTCTCGCATCAACATCAGCATCATAAACATTGAGCAACCGCAGAACAATACCGCCAGTTCCTGCGCCCGCCGATTGGCACAGCGCAAGATCATCGAAGTTCATCGTATACCGTGAGCCGCAGGACGATTCGTACCTAGACGGCAACGGCGACCTCGTACAACGTAGCAAGCGCATCGACATTGCAGGCGTTACCTTCATCGAAGAGGACGCACAGGGAAACGTGATTCCGCGCAACACGGAAGGCTACCCGAACCTACTATCATTCAACCAGGACGAACTACGCGGCATAGCCCAGAACAATCCCGCCGTACTGACAGCATACCAGGAAGCAATTCCGAAACTAGCAGCCCTATGGGATGCCATTTATCAATCAATCAAATAAGTCACCAACTGACATGAAGATTACAAACGCACAAGCCATCAACATGGCAGCGACACTATCAGACGCAATCGAACCCGATGCCGTAGACAAGATGACGCACGACGAGAAGAACCGTTGCGTCTACCGCATGGGCAAGACCCACGGCAAACTGATATCCGAAATGAAAGCATTCAACAAGCAAGACGAAGCCCTACGCGACGCCGCTATCAAGCGCGACAAGAAAGGCAACAAGGTCAAGGCACGGGTGAAGGACGAAGAGACGGGCGAATGGAAGGACTCCGAAACATCGTTTCAATGGGGTGACTTCGAAACGTATCAGACCGAACGCGGCAAACTGCTCGACGAAGAGATAGAGGTATACACGGTATCGTTCCCCCTAGAATGGCTTGAAGGCAACCCGCACCTCGGCGCACTCGCTTCGGCTTGCGCGGAGTTGATCGAAGATGAGTAAACGCATCAAAATATCAGACCTGCACTTCGACCCGCAGAACGCCCGTGTCCGCACGGCGAAGGGTGAGGCCATGATTCAGGAGTCATTGCAGCAGGTCGGCGCAGCCCGCTCAATCGTCATTGATGAGAACGGCACCATCCTAGCAGGCAACGGCACCGTCGAAGCAGCCGGACAGATAGGCATCGACAACGTAGTGATCGTCGAAGCATCGGGCGACGAGATCATAGCGGTACGGCGCAAGGGGCTGACGGACGAACAAAAAAAGAAGCTGGCCTATTACGACAACCGCACGGGCGACGAAGCCGAGTGGGACATGGAGCAGGTGGCCCGTGACCTCTTGGGCGGCTATGACTTCCTCGACGAGTTGTTCGACGACATCGAAGTGCCCGACTTCGACCCGGTAGATGAATCGGAAATGGGTTCTTTAGATAAAGTAGGATTAATTGAATGCCCTAACTGTGGACACGAGTTCAAAAAATAATGCTTTACGACTTGATTGGTGCAGCCATGAAGCGGCAAAGTTTGCCGTTATGCGGTGGCATTATTCAAAGACCATGCCCGCTGCCATGAAAAGAATAGGCGTTTGGGAGGGTGATCGTTTTGTTGGTGCTGTTTTGTATGGTCATGGTTCAGGTGGTAGCACGGATGGGAGAAAATACGGATTTGACAGGACAGGTCATATTGCTGAATTGGTGCGTGTTGCACTTGCACCAAACCGCGTTCACAGCACAAGCAAAGTCGTTGCAATATCAATTAAAATGATTTCGAGATCGGACCGCGGTTTAAAAATGCTAATATCTTTTGCCGACTTTGCGGGGCAGGAACACATCGGGACCATTTACCAGGCAAGCAACTGGCTTTACATTGGCGAATACAATAGCAGTGGCAACTGCATCATTAATGGAGAAGAAGTTCATCCAAGAACTGTCGGTGCCAGATATAAAAGCAGGTCCATTGAATATCTAAGAAAACACGTAGATCCAACTGCATACTATGTGAAAACAATTAAACACAGGTACGCATATCCGCTTTGCAAAGAAGCTCGCAAAGTACTTGAAGGGATGGCACAACCATACCCCAAAAAACAAGCGCAGGTAGTGTAATGGTAGCACGGCCTACATCCAGTAGGCAAGAGGGGTTCGAATCCACCCCTGCGCTCAAAAATGTAACGGTATAAAAATGGCATACGAAAAAGATCAATTTATCAAGGCGATAGAGAACAGCGGCGGGTACGTTTCGCTGATCGCTGACCGCGTTGGATGTGCGCCAAAAACCGTTTACGATTGGATCAACAAGAACGAAGACGTAGCCGACGCGATCAAACGCGAAAAGGTGAAACAGGTGGACTTTGCCGAAGGCAAGCTTCAATCCCTCATAAAGAAGGAGAACCCCACGGCGATCATATTCTATCTAAAGACACAGGGTAAGGGCCGGGGCTACGTGGAACGCCAGGAAGTAACCGGACCCGATGGGCACCCTTTAATGTTCAAGTGGCAGGATGATTGAACGATTAAGCATATACAAACCAGCAGCGGAAACGACCGCGCACTACCGCGTCCTCGGCGGCGGGGCCGGGTCGGGCAAGTCTGTGTTTATCGCCCAGGATCTACTTCGTTCATCGGCAGAGGACGGCAAGCGCATCCTTGTCATTCGTAAGACGGCCCGCACCCTGCGTCATTCAACCCATCAGCTGTTCGTCGATATCATATCTGAGCTGGGCCGCACCCACATGGTGAAGATCAACAAGGTGGAAATGCGGTTCGACTTCCCTTCGGGCGGTTCGATATTGCAGGTCGGCCTTGACGATCCCGAGAAGATCAAGTCTATCGCCGAGATTGACGAGGTGTGGATTGAGGAAGCGACCGAGATAAAGAAACAGGAGTTCCAGCTTGTAGACATTCGCCTTCGCGGTGAGGGAAAGAAGCGCATCACGGTCACGTTCAACCCGTCCGTCAAGGCGAAGTGGATTCGCCGCTACCTTGTCGAACGCACCGACGAGGACAGCCCGCACGAGGAAGATGTTTACGTTCAGTTCACTACCGCCCTTGATAACCCGTTCGCCGGGGAGGACTACTTCAAGCGGCTAGAGAACCTGCCACCGAGCCTTCGTGATGTATACGCATACGGCAAGTGGGGCGAAGCCCTAGAGGGCCTGATCTACACCGACGTTACCTACACGGACGAGCCGTGCGTTCCTGCGTTCTACGGCCTTGACTTCGGCTTTAACAACCCGTCGTGCCTGATCGCCTGCCAGGACCTAGACCCGGTGATGCGCGTTGATGAACTGCTATACGAACGGGGGCTGACGAACAGCGACCTGATAAGGAAACTAGAGCGTCTGGTGCCGGACAAAGACATACCGATATACTGCGATGCGGCTGAACCGGCTAGGATCGAAGAAATAATCAGGGCCGGGTTCAATGCCCGCCCTGCCGACAAGTCCGTTAAAGACGGCATAGACACGGTGAAGCGCTATACCCTAGAGGTGACGAGGGGAAGCCAGAACCTAACGAACGAGGTCCAAGAGTACAGGTGGGACGAGGACCGCAAGACGGGCGACCTATCGGATGAGAAGCCCGTCAAGCACAACGATCACGGCATGGACGCTATGCGTTATGCCATCCATACTGAACTATCAACGGCACACGCGACATGGGGCCTCTGGGGAGCGTAAAACCTGACTTATACGTAATGGGATCATCCCAAAAGGGCTTGTCGCTCAAATACTGGCAAGCCTGGGTAGATGCCCTCGACGGCGACTTTGACGGCGATAAGCCCGATATGACCGTGCAGCAAGCCTTCTCGAAAGAAGGTTGGTTTCGCCGTTGTATCGACGTACGCGCATCGTCACTCGCCGCTATGCCGTGGGAGATCATCCCGCTCGGATCGGAAGACCCCGCCTGGGTATCGGGCGAAGGGTCGCCGGAGCCGTGGGAGTGGTTTCATGCTGATGACTACCTATACCGCACCGCAGCCGCCCTAACGCTTACAGGGCACAGCGTAGCGCAGAAGGAGGGGACGCTGAACAAGGATATGCGCTACCCGTCGCTTGAGGCGGTAGACAACCTGAAGCACTACAACCCGCTAACGATCAAGCCCGAATATGAAAAGGGAGAATACGGCCCCGACGAAATGGGCAATTTCCGATACTTCTGCCGCACCGTTTCGGGACACAAGTACCACATACACAGGGATTCCGTCGTTTACGTCTTCCAGCCTGACCCGTTCACGGAGCAGGGTTCGGGGTCAAGCATCGGCGAAGCGGCGCGTCAGCAGGCGCAAGTCCTCTTCGATATGGGCGACTTCACATCGGATCAGCTACGTAGTGGCCTGCCTAAGAAGGTGGTCTTTGTCGCTGACAAGGATGCTCGGCAACCGAACGAAGAGCAGCTAAAGAAGTGGCAGCGATGGATTCAACGCCACATCTTAGGCGCAAAGGGAACGCCGCCGGAAGTGATGCAAGGCCTCGACACGAAGGAGATAGGGTCAAGCCTATCGGACCTGCACAGCGAAGCGATTACGAAGGATGCCCGCGAAGCCGTAGCCTCTAGCCTCGGCATTCCGCATTCCCTGATTATGTCGAACGCGGCAAACTTCGCTACCGCGCAGGCCGACCAGTTAAACTTTTATACAACTACGATCATACCGCAGGCGAAGCTGATTCAGCACAACCTGAATGCCCAGTTCATGCGCGAAGTAGGTTTCAAGTTTCAGTTCCGTCCCGACAAGCTAGAAGTCTTCCAGGCTTACGAGCTAGAGAAGGCGCAGGGTTTGATTGCCTTGACGGGCGGCAAGCCTGTGCTGACGCAGGATGAAGCGCGTGAGCGCGTAGAAGCGGACCCGCTAGGGTACGATGACCTAGACGTAGTGCGTCAGAACGACGTTAAGAACTGGACTAAGAAGATCGAACGGGTCGGGCGCGACTGCGACTTCGAACCGCTCGGCCTCAATGACACAGAGGCTGGCGTGATCCGCGAACGCCTTGCCGCAGGGAAATCATTAGACAAGGTGTTTAGCCCGCCCTACGCGGATTTTTAGACGGTAGGGATAACGCCGAACACCCTACCGAATACAAGGCACTGAAACCGCTAGGCCGTAGCCGTGCTGATCGTGACGAACACGAAAGCACGATGAACCGATTGATCGACGAGCAAATAGAGAAGTACGTCGATGACATAGAGGCGGCATTGACGAAACAGGTCGAGGAAGCGGCCCAGGTTGCCGCAGGCGGCGACGAAGTTCGCTTTGATACCGAAGCCATAGCCGGACCCGTAGAGGCGTTGTGGCGCGAGTCAGGGCCTTACTTCGCGGGGCTTGTATTCAACGCAATCGACCGGGCGCGGAAGGACTTCACCGAGGAACAGTTTTCCGTATGGGAGGAAGCCGTTGCAGACCACATCGCGCAGAAGACGGGTGAACAGGTCGTGCTGATAAATGACACTACGCGCGAATGGATTCAGAGCGTCATATCGTCAGCGACCGCCGAAGGCATGGGGACCGACGAGATCGTGCGCGAACTGCGTAGCCGATGGGACGGGCTATCGAAGACCCGCGCCGGACGCATTGCACAGACGGAGATGAATGCCGCCGCCAACTGGGGGAGCCTTGAAGCGGGCAAGTCCGCAGGGATGACGCGCAAGGAATGGGTTACGGCGGGGGATCGGCGCGTAAGGGATCAGCACAGGCCGCTAAACGGCGAAGTGGTGGGAATAGACGAAGAATTTTCTAACGGCTTACAGCAGCCCTCGCAGCCGGGAGGTCC